AGTTGATTAACTCACAGTATTGATATGGAAGCATCTTTTGGCGGATTAAAATTTAAGGGTGGTAAGGTTTTTGGATTACTCATAGCTCTAGGTACTCTTATTGGAGGTTTGTATGGTTTTTTTGAGGCATATAAAAAATTTCAAGATATGTCTGCTCAGATTGAGGCTTATACAGCTCCAGATTTATCTGGCTTTGATAAACGCATTGACCTTGTGCAGCAAGAAGTGACTATGCTTCAATCTGAAATGTCGATGATATTAGAAGAAGTGCAGCTAGTAGCATCTACTGCAAAAGAACTTAGAGATGATTTAAAGAGTTCAATAAGACAATTACAATCAGACAGCAGACACATAGAAACCATTGTCGATTCAATTAAAAACAAGACTAGAGATGAACTGCGGTTATTTGAGGATGACATCAAAGAGCTAGAGGCAGATCTAGAATTAAGAATACAAAAAACATTAGAGAACCCACTAAATAACATGGCGGTAGTTAAGTAATGGCAACACAAGGTGATAAGATAAACAAACTTAATTTAGAAGTAGAACTTATTAAGAAAGATATTTCTATAATTAAGAACAACCATCTTACACATATACAAGCTGACATAAGAAAGATTAACTTTGTCTTATGGTCTGTTGGCTTTGCAGTCTTTGCTAATTTAATTATTTTAGTCAGAGATCTTATTGGATAAGAAGCACGCTAAAGGTACAGCGTCAGAGTTTGCAGTATCTAAATACTTTGCAGAAAAAGGTTATTATATATTTACATCCATAACCTCTTCTACTTCCCCAATAGATCTTATAGCTATTAACCCAAAAACAAACGACCAACTTTTTATAGATGTCAAAACATTTTCTTGTAGAAAAACTGGCAAACAAAAAGGAACAATTATTAATCGTTCATTATCAGATGAACAAAAAAAATTAGGAGTGAAAATAGTATATTGCTATGATGACGGAACAATACGATTTAGAAACAAAAGAAAGAATAAAACTTCACGAAGGTTGCGTACTAAAAATTTACGATGATCCGCTGTTAGGTGCTGCCGCACCCACTCTTTTTTATGGTCATCTTTGTACTGCAAGTGATCCCTGGCAACCAGGTATAACATATACACAAGCACAAGCAGAAGCAGTCTTTGAAGAGGACTATGCAATAGCAAAAGAAGATGCAAAAAAATTTATTGGTGATGTCGAAGTACCAGATGAAGTAATCTCAGTAGTTGTTGAGGTTGCGTTTAACATTGGTGCTAGTCGTTTAGCTGGCTTCAAATTATTCAGAGCTGCTATCCAAGATCAAAACTTTGTGGAGGCTTCGTTTCAATTAGAAGATTCAAAGCTCTATCGTCAACTAGAAACTAGATACAAACCATTAGTAGAACTCATAAGGGAGGCATAAATGATTGCAAAACTACTTGGAATGACTGGATCAATAAAAGAACCAGTAGAAGCTGTAGGTTCAGTTTTAGATAATTTATTTACCAGCAAAGAAGAAACACTAACTTTAGAAATAGCTAAAGAAAGACTAGCTGCTAAACCAGCATTAATACAAGCAGAGATTAATAAGGTTCAAGCTGGTCATAGGTCTATGTTTGTAGCTGGTGCAAGACCTTTTTTAATGTGGGTTTGCGGTGTTGGTTTCGCTTATGCTTTTATTGTAGAGCCGATGCTTAGTTGGATACTGCCAACTGCTGATAAACCAGAGCTACCATTAGACGTTATGATGGAGCTGACAGTAGCAATGCTGGGTTTATCATCTCTCAGAACAGTAGAAAAACTTACTAACAAATCAAAATAGGAGGATAATATGGAAAAGTTAAAAACATTTTGGAATAGTTTGAATAGAAAATTCCAGTTATTTTTGATGGGTGCAGCTGCACTTATTATTATTTCAATAATTAATTCAGCTATGTAATGGTAGCAAAGAAATATCAGTATAATTAGGAGGTCTATATGGTAGTCAAAGATGAGATTGCATTTCTACGAGATAAAAACAGTAAATTAAAGAGTAAAATCAGAGAGTTAAATAAGATAGTTAAAGAGATGAAAGAGAATGAGGTCTTTCTAATTAATAGATTAGATGTTGAGAAACAACTGAAACAACAATATCGAAATGCCAACTTTGGTGAGTTAGTTATCAATAAAAAAATGCAAGAAATAGACCAAGAAATTGTCGAGCAAACTAACCAGAAACCTTAGAGAACAAGAATATTTAGATTTATTTCAACAAGGTAAAAAGAAATCCCCTGGCGAACTTATGGATGAAACCAAAGAAGCTGGGAGAAAATGCACCGATTGCCAGAAAAACCTATGTATAGGCGATGGTGTACAATGGATGTGCTGGGATTGTCAGCATAATAAATACAACACAAACAAGGAGTGGATATAATGCCAGGAAAAGGACTTTACGCAAACATGAACGCCAGAAAAAAAGCTGGTACATCAAGATCAAAAAAAAATTCAACTGTTTCAGCGAAGGCTTACAAGAACATGAAAGCTGGGTTTCCTAAAAAGAAAAAATAGGATATAAATACTCTTCTCTTGGGAAGAGTGACAGAGTGGTTGAATGTACTAGTCTTGAAAACTAGCAATCGTGCAAGCGGTTCGTGGGTTCGAATCCCACCTCTTCCGCCATACCAAAATGTTGTAGTTTAATTTGTGGTTAATTTGTGGTTATTGCATTTTACTAAAAAAAAACCTATGTTTATCAAGGATTGGATTGGTCTTGAAATCCTAATTTTTTAAAGTATATCAACACTAAAAATACCGATAAACTTGAATACTACAAGAATGTTGATCTCTATATACTAACTATATTTAGTCTGATTTGGGGTTAATTTGGGGTTGTATTTGGGGTTTTCATAATTATATTTATAAGTATGAAAGCACATAAAACTAAAAACAATGGTAAGCAAGTTTGGGGAGTTAGAGTTCCCAATGGTAGAGATGCAGATGGTAATTATCTTTATGCTTATGTTTATGCAAACACTTCTAAAGAAGCCATGGAAAAAGCGGAAGCTAAAAAATATAATTTAGTTAATGATGTTTCTGAAACTCAACCATTAGTTTCTAACAATCATTACAGTCTTAGTGATGCCTACGATGAACTCTACAGAGATTGGCAAGTAGCTATACAAGAAAAAGAAAAAAATCCAAAGCGTGGATTAGACATGGATACTGTCAATAGATATGAATCTAATGTTAATGGTTTTTTCAAAATTGTTTCTAAGGAAACTAAACTTTCTACTATTAATAAAAAATGGGTGAGAGATTTTATTAGAGATCTTAAATCTAAAAAGTGGGAACAGAATAATAATAAAGTTTTTACAGATAGACAGGCACAAGATAGATGGAGAATTTTCGGTAATCTAATGGATAGTGCTGTCAAGTCAGATTTTATAGAAGTATCTGTTCATAAGTTTTTCCAGGATGATGCACCTAGTTATGAATCTGATGGTAAGGAAGCTATTGATGAAAAAACTATGTCAAAAATTAGTCGTCATTTTGCTGAACTAGTTGTAAATGGTTTTGCTAAAGAAGCACAAGCAGCCATGTGTTGTTTGTTAGAAATGTACTCTGGCATTAGATGGGGTGAAGCTGCTGGACTTCCATATAAGAATGTTGATTGGAATACTGGTAAGGCTTTGATTAGTCAAACTAAAAGCTCTAAACAAAAAAAAGGTGAAGAAGCACGCATCAAGAAAATAACTAAAGGCGGTGCTTTAAGAGCTAAAGGTGCAGATAAAGGCGAAAGATTTGTTTATATATCTAAGCCATTATTAGATCTTATTGGTAAGTGTATCCCTAATTTACACAACAAAAAGCCAGATGATTTAATTTTTGATGTTGCTTACAAAACAACCCAGGAAATTGTAAAAGGCACTGGTGAGCAGTTTGGTGTACATTTAGAAACTAAAGATTTTAGAAGGTTCTTTGCTACACAAATGACAAAAATTGGTGTTGACAGAGAAGATAGAAAATTAATTCTTGGTCATAACTCTAATGATGTGCAAGACATTTATATTACACATGATGTTAAAGGTGGCATGGAAAAAGCAGATCAAATCTACAAATCTTTAAATTAAACAAATTTTAGGGGTATCCAATCATACTGGGTACCCTACCAAAACCCTCTGTATGGTCTTTTATAGACCTTTTTTTTCATGAAAATGGCACTCTTTTATGTGATCTTCTTGTAGTTTAGTAAAATATCTCTTCAATGTAAGAGGTCTGATAATTCTTTCTTTTTTATATATAGGTGTGAGTTGAGTAATTCTTAGCCTGGTCACTGGTATATTATAAAATATTAAAAAGCTCGGTAAGCCAGCTCTTTGTGCTAATCGTCTAGTTGTGGTGCAAGTCTTATAAGTTTGGTTTTTATCAAAAGCAGTTTCATATAAACAAAGTGGCTCATAACATTTTCTACAGACTGACACCAGGTCAATATCTATAGCAGCTATCTTATCTTTAATGCTGCGGTGCCACTCATTAAACTCATCTCCCCTACTATGATAGATTTCTCTTGCCAAGGATTATTTTTTCTTCTCCAAATTTATTATTCATAGTTTTCTCTTTCACTATTTTTAAATTTTTATTTTCATTTTCAATTTGTTTTAGAATTTTCTTTATTATAGGTAATGGATTATTAATTTTTTCCATACTCTTTTCCCTTTTGTGTGATCTCTATAGACCTGGCGGTGTTCGGTAAGACAGTCACATATCCCTTTTTAGCTAACTGAAAAACCATGTTGCTAACAACATTAGGAGTTTTATATTTTAAAACTTTAGCCATCTCTGAATATGTAGGAGCATACTGGTTTTCGTTCCAATAATCTTTTAACGCTACTAAAACTTTTGCTTGTTTAGGTGTCATTGCTCTCCTTAATATGACCTTGTGCTGGCGGTATGCTTCCAGTTTCTTGCAGCTTTAATACTTTTGTAATACCAGTATAAGCTCCTAAGTCATCATAGTTATCTTGATTAAAACCAGGCTTAGTACATCTTACTAATTTAAGTGCAGCCATACATAGAGCTACATCACTAGATCTTAATTCTGTTTTTAATTTATTTCTTA